CAAGCTTATATTAGTCATAAAGGATATGAGGTTGCAGTTGGGTCTGGATGGAACCAAGAGCAAAGAATTAAATATAATGCCAATCCAGATTTAATTATCGGTAAAGAGATTACCGTCCAATACTTTGAAGAGACAAAGAATCAGAAAGGAGAATTGAGTTTGAGATTTCCTACCGTAAAGCATGTTTTTGAAAATGGTAGAAATGTTTAGGAATTACGAGATAAATTTATTATATTAATAGTATGAATGAGAAAGTAAGATTAGGATATGCATGTGTTAATGAAACATTGACACGGCGTCCAAAAAAGGCCGGAGGTAGGGTTACAACATCTAGGACTGCCAGAAAAGTAACTTGGAAAAAAGGATCAGAGGATCCTAAGGATTGGGACTTACATTTATTAGGCGAGAGGGCATTACTAAATGCAAACGATCTATTACATTACTTACAATGGAATAATGAGCATAACATTACATTGTTTCGTTTAGGGTCTGAATTGTTCCCATGGCACGATCAATATGAGTTACATCAACTGCCTCAGTTCAATGAGATTGCAAAAAAATTAATGGAATGTGGAGATTATGCTCGCAAACATGGCATGAGAATAACTACTCACCCAGGACCATTTAATGTGTTAGGCTCTCCCAAGTTAGATGTTGTTGAACGTACTATTATTAGTTTAGAAAGACATAGTGAGACATTCGATCTTTTTGGGTTTGAGCCATCATTTGAAAATAAAATTAATATTCATGTAGGTGGTTCATATGGAGGCGACTTTGAAGGTACTGCAAAAAGATGGATTGCAGGTTGGCATAGGCTGTCCGATAATTGTAAGAAACGATTAGTATTAGAAAATGATGATAAGGCAAGTATGTGGTCTGTACGTAAGTTGTATGATTACATTCATAAAGAAATTAACATACCGATCACATTCGACTATCATCACCATACATTCCATCCAGATGAAATGTCAGAACAGCAGGCATTAGAATTAGCCGGAACAACTTGGCCGAAACATATTAGACAATGTTGTCATTATTCGGAGAGTAAGGCAAGAGAATACAAAGACGATTCAATTCGTCCACAAGCACATTCAGATTATATTATAGATAAAATTCGAACATATAATCATGAATTGGATATTGTAATAGAAGCTAAGGCAAAAGAATTAGCCGTTTTAGGATATCGTAATATTTATGCATATAATAACAAACTAAAAAAAGAAGTTTTACTATGAAAGACAGAGACAACGTATTAAGATTATTAGATGATACTGATAATATGATTATGATCATGCAACAAGCAGTTAAAAAACAATTACCGATTGACCCGGTCGACGCCACTCAGAGATTTGCGCGTATACGACAGAACCTAGCAACAATCACAGATCGCGTTACGGGTAGTTAATTATGAAAGCTAAGCTGTTTCCGTTTTTAATAGCTATAGCAGCTCTAGCGGTATCAGGGTCGGCGGCCATTTACTCTGTCATTGGATTGAGTAAGCTGTTCGCCGGCGCTAGTACACAAGTAATAATAATGGCCGGCTCATTGGAATTCGCTAAGCTAGTTGTAGCTTCTTTACTATACCAATACTGGGATACAATTGGAAAGGTGTTACGTGCGTATCTATCAGTAGCCGTGTTAGTTTTAATGATAATCACTAGTGGTGGTATATATGGATTTCTTTCCGGCGCCTATCATGAAACAGCTACAAAGTCAGAGTTCCTCGACAAATCGCTAGCAGTATTGCAGATTAAGCAAACAAGGTTTGAGGAAAATAAATCAGATCTTAACATAGAAAAGAGACAAGTGGCCCAATCTATTTCTGATTTAAGAATATCACTATCTAACCCGGCGCAAGTACAGTATATAGATCGAGAAACACAGCAGCTAATTACAACAACGTCCAGTTCTAGTCGAAAAGCATTGCAAGCGGAACTAGATAAGACTATCGAAGATCGAAACAACATAAATCTTAAGTTAGAAGTAATACAAGATTCTATCATGTCACTTGATACTAGATTATTAGACTTAGAAATCTCAAATGAAAATGAAAGAGAACTAGGCCCATTAAAATATCTAGCGGAGACGACAGGCAGGGACATGGATCAAGTTGTTAATTGGTTCTTATTATTAATTATATTTGTATTCGACCCATTAGCAATTGCAATGGTAATAGCAGCAAATTTTGCATTTGCTCAAATTAAACCTACTACAAAGTTTGGAATGTCTGAGGTTACACAGGAAGAAGTATTTGCAATATTAGATGCAGAAGATGATCCGCATAAAATGGACAATGAAGATTTAAAAGGAACTGATCTCACATGGGTGTCGAATGATATTACAACCGAAGATATCAAGAACCAGTTTATAAAGCCTGGTCAGGAAGAGATGATTAAGAGAAATGAAGAGGTATTAGCAACACCTAAAGAAGATATATATAAAGAGAATGCACCACCACCGCCGGATCCCGTAGTAAAAGGCAAAACAGCATATTGGTAATAAATTAAAATAGTTATGGCAAAGAAAAAAGTTACGCATAATTTTAGAACAAAAAGAAAGAACGGCAAAACATTAATGGTATGCAGAAATAGTATACCAGACGAAAAATACGAGATGTGGCAATTCTTAGGAGACGGTCCTCGATGCAATTCATGGTCCGAAGTAGGCCCAGATGTTGCAGCAGTATTATGTTGGAAATGTGTCAACAAGACCGTAGGTCCTCCGGAAGTGTCCTCCGGATATATTTCAAAGGGCAGGCCTCGAGGTTGGCAGTTCATGAAAGAATTTATTGATCCACAAGGCAATGTATTTCATAAAGGAAAAGAACAGGTGGAGTTAAAAGGAACGTTGCAGCCAACAGTAGTCGATCGGACTCCTAAAAAGAAGTTATCTAAACAAGAGAAAGCCAGCCTTAAGGACTCTATATTACAACAGATGGCACTAGTAAGGGGGCAAGTAAAGAAGGCTAAGTACAAGAAAGACCTCAGGTCAGGTACTGCTCAATTAAAAAAATTGGGTCGTCAGTTAAAAAAGATGCAATAATCTTTTGATTTACGGAATATATTTATTATATTAATATAAATTAGAAAGATGAGTATATACGAAGAACACCAGCAAAAAGTACCATTAGCGATCGAACAACCACAAGCATCGTTATATGAAGCATTGAATAATCAATTAGGAACTTTATTAGATTATGAAGATTCGGTCATCTTTATTAATGATGAGATAAATGATCATACACTGACGGATTTCATTATTCGTATGAGAAGTTTATTGCAGCATAGAAAAGATAAAACAGCTCCAGTTAATTTAATGATTAACAGTCCAGGCGGAGATATTTATGAGATGTTTGGCATCATAGATTATATTGAATCTTTAGATGTAAAAGTAAATACAGTGTGTAGAGGAAGAGCATTTTCAGCGGCCGCAATTATTTTAACATGCGGTACCGGAAAAAGGATGATGAGTAAACGATCGACAGTAATGTTCCATCAATCATCGAGCTTCTTAGGAGGCAAGATGAGTGACATAACAGCATTTTTAGATAATGTAAAAAGCTTAGAAAAGATTATTTACAGCATGTTAGCAGAAAAAACAAATCAAGATGCAGATTGGTGGAAGAATAAGATGCGAAGCGATATGTTTTTAACTGCAGATGAGTTATTAGAAATCGGAGTAATAGACCAAATTATATAAATTATGAAACTAACAGCAGAAACAATTGTCCAAAATTGGACGGACTTAATTAAAGTTATCGATGATAATTTTAAAGGCGATAGAAAAGATAAATTAAAAGCAATGTATCTAGATCTGGAAGATAGGATGTCAATGCAACCGGCTTCTAGTTTCGATCATTATCATAATGCATTTGAAGGCGGGTATGTCGATCATGTCTTAAGAGTAATTAAATGTGCAAAACATGTTTATGCTCTTTGGAAAGATATGGGCAGTGATATGTCTGGCTACACTGAAGAAGAACTAATCTTTGTAGCTTTGAATCATGATATAGGCAAGATGGGATTTCCTGGAGAAGGGAATGAAATATACATTCCTAATGATTCTGAGTGGCATAGAAAGAATCAAGGAAAGATGTATAAGATTAATCCTAACAATGCTTTTAGCCTCGTAAATGACCTATCTATATGGTTGTTGCAACATTATAACATTACCATCACTTGGAACGAAATGCTAGGTATTAAACTGACAGATGGATTATATGATGAGTCAAATAAACCATACTTTATGTCAAGGACAGCTGATTCTAAACTAAAGACTAATTTAGGATATGTAATGCATCAAGCTGATAGTATGGCAGCTAGAATTGAATTTGAGACATGGTACAAAGACAATCCTGCAGGAACAGCGCCTATTAAAAAGCAATATGCAAAAAAAACACTAACGGATAGTAATGTATCTGTCAATGCACAAGAAATGTTTAAAGACTTATTTGGAGAAAAATAATGGTAACAACAATAGTAATATTATCAATAGTATTAGCAATTTCTTTATTTGTTAATATAAATCAATTACGTAAACAAGAAGCTGTCTCGGAGTATATAGATGAGTTAGAAAGTTCTAATACAGAATATTTTACATTCTTCTCCAGTTTAAAAACACGTGTCGGCGAATCTAATTCAAAACTAAAACAACTCGATCGATTGGGCTCATTCGAAGCCGATGATGAAACCGGATTTATTTTTGCAGAGATGAAAGATATTTTTGATAGTTTGAATAAAGGATTTTAATGGAAGACCTAAGCCCAGTAGATAAATTTTACGAATGGCATGCCGCGGAACTTCAGGAATTAGAAGATAACGGCCCTAAGAAAAAGCGCGGCCGCAAGCCTAGTAAAAAACAATATTTTACATACATTACCGATCAGGCTATAATAGCTTATAATATCGAGCCAAGCTGGACTAAACGAAATAAAGTATTTCGTGACCATATAAATTATCCATTCAATAAATTAGTTGAAAATATATACCATACATTTCGATTTAGTTATTTCGATGTCCCCTATGAAGATATTAAAGCAGAGGTGGTTGCATTTTTAACCGAGAAGATAGGTAAATTTAAAGAGGGCAAGGGCAAGGCATTTTCATACTTTTCTATAGTTGCAAAAAATTATCTTATTATTCAAAATAATTCGAACTATGCAAAATTAAAGAAACGGTCTGATTTGGGCGCTGTAGATAAAAATAGAAATATACAAGGGGAATTAACACTAACCGACCATCAAGAATCATTACGAGATTTTACCGACCAATGGTGTATATGGTATGATGATAATCTTAATAAAGTGTTTACAAGTAAACGAGATATTATAGTCGCTGATACTATATTAGAATTATTTCGTATGAGAGCAAATATCGAAAATTTCAATAAGAAAGCTCTTTATATTCTTATAAGAGAACGTACGGGCCTCAAAACTCAGAATATAACTAAAGTGATTAATATCATGAAACGAGATTATGCAAAAATGTATTTAGTTTATAATAAGTCCGGGCATATCGTAAGTGCATATAGTCTACCCGATCTAAATCAGTAGTCCTTTATATTTATATAAAAGGATGGAGTATGAGTACAGAATTTGAGCTATTCAAAGGCACTAATTTTTCAGATCTAATGCGTGATATTTATCACAATTCAAAAAAGAAGGCGCGGCAGATCGATGCATTAATTAAGAGCCTAGAACCAATGATAAAGAATACAGGCGACGCTACTGTTGTCGTGCCAATGATAAAAGACTATCTAGATGTATCTGTTAAGAATGATGATGCATTAATTAAGTTAGCAGCCGTCGTGCAGCGTATTATATCAGCTAACAGTAAAGATGATGATTCTAATGAATTTGGGCTTACTGACGAAGAAAGGACTAAATTATTAGAAGAGGCCGAGTCCGAATTAGAAAAACTAAACCCACAAGTTAAGGTAGAAGATGGCATTAAAAACACAGATGGGGCAAGTGTTACAGACATGGTTGCCAACCCAATTCAAAAAGACTAACGATCTTGATGGCAATGTGTTGCCCCCAGGGACTATACGCGTTCGCTTCGCCGCAGGCCAAAGCACTAACGAAGAATATGCGTACCCTAGTGACCCAAACAGAATGCCTATACCATTATATGGCGAGCAGGTAGTATGTATCAAGCAAATAGACGGGACAGCAACGGAAAGTGGCATCGCTCGTTGGTATTATACGGCCGTAGTTAATGCCCATGGTAATGTAAATAATGCAATATTACCATACATGCAAGATAAGTTGACGACCCGACCTAATTATGGATCGGACCCTATTGTAAAATCTAACAAGGGAGGCACTATAGAACAATTAAGTTTTGAGGAACAGGACATTGTATATATCCAGCCGTTCCAGGGAGATATAAATACAGTCGATCGATTCGGCAGTATCTTAAGATTTTCCTCAACACACTTAGCCGCGGATACTACCTCATATCTTAAAAAGCCATTCTTTACCGGCAAAAGGAAGGGCGACCCATTTGTAGCATTGACGTGCGGAGTCAAAGAAGCCCGGGATGGCAATAGCATGTCGACATATTATGCAATAGAAGACCCAGAAATGGATTCTGCATTTATATACCTTTCATCATCCCAACGGTTTAATAAGTTCAAATTTGCTCAGGGGAGAGTAGGCGCTGGAGTTAAGACGTTAAATGTATATGATAGGCCCCAAGTTATTATAGGGTCGGATAGATTAGTATTTAATGCTCGTAAAGATGAGATACTACTAGTAGCTAAAAAGGACGTAAAAATTGCAACGCCGGCATGGCAAACAGGTATGGATGAGTTTTTTACATTGACATTAGCTCTGGTTGAAGAAGTTATTGAGCAAAATAAAAACCTCGAGGCTGCGCATGCAGAAATAAAAGCAGTAGCAGCTGCACAAGCTGCCTCAGTACATCCTACGGGGATCGGCTTTACCGGCGTTCCTGCAAATCAAAGCGAGTTTGTTCAATCTTCATTTACATCGACAATAAATGCATCTTCTACAATATCAATCCGAGGAAAGATTGAAAAGATTAAGTCGGCACTTAACAATATGAAGCAATAATGTCATTAGGTCGAAAGCGAAGTGCGCTTCAAGCAGACTTAGAATTGATACTAGGCGACCCAGGTAGCCCAATGTCCGGAATTAAATTATCCGGAGCTCTATCAAAATTTTCAGCTGGCATATTACCACCAACAATAGGCATATTTACAGGAGTTATACCATCGGCGTTAGTATATACCAAAGCACCGGAGTTTCAAAAAACTAAAGGCATTGAAGATGCTATAAATACATTTGCAAGCTTTAATGCGGCGGGTATGACGCCATTTGCATTTACAGGAACAGCGCCTCCTAAAATTAAAAACCTACAAATACTGTTTGATATAGTACGTGACCGCAGTGGTACAGTAAAAGATATCGCGAAAGCAGTGTCATATGCAATTCTTATAAATTATACATTAGGTAGAGCCACTTTTAATCCATTATCTATTATAATACCGACATGGAATATACCGGGACTACCATCCGCGGTAAGTGATGCACTAGATCAGAATGCAATTGATGCGAAAATGATAGAGTCTGCTAAACATGCAGCGGCACGAACAACAATAGAAATTGAAGGTCGGTTAGAACAAGACTCATTCTTCGACCGTATGTCCGGATCTTAGGATTAAAGCCGCCCTGTTTACCATGGTTAACATATTTATTAAAAAGGGTATTTACTATGAAAACAGATGGATTCTTAAAGTTATTACGTAAGGTAATTAGGGAAGAGGTCAGTAATGCTATTAAAGCGGAACTAAGGCCTATATTAAATGAAATAAAAATTAATAGTCATATAGAGCCTACAAGGCGCGCTAAAAGTATTAGTCGTCCAGCTCCGGTAGCAACAAAAAAGCAATTTACAAAAAATGCAATGCTTAATGATTTATTAAATGAGACGACAGCAATGACTCCGGACCAAGGGATGGTTGATTATAGCACAATGGATTATAGCTCTGAGCTGGAACAATCTTATGGAGAGCAGCAACTAGTTGCTAGGCCAATGGCGCCATTAGTTACTAACGATATTAATGGCATACCTGTCAATATGCAAAATGAAAATGTTGCTAAGACAGTTGGATTGATGACAAAAGATTATTCTGCACTAATGAAAGCGATAGATAAGAAGAAGAATAAATAATGGCAAGATCGATATACCAATATAAACCGGCTGAGAATAGTGAGCAAGCAATAGGAATCTTATTGCCTTTAAATAAGAGTGCTAAGGGGAAGTCGCCGGGTTCTAATTACGCTACCAACCCGGGATCTGGTAAAGGTGTATTTGAATCATCATATACGACACAGGCAGCTGTTATATCGAATTTAAAAAATCTAATACTAACGACAAAGGGTGAAAGATATATGCAACCCGAGTTTGGGACAAGTATAAGATCGGTACTCTTCGAAAATAATGTAGAGGATCTCCGTGATATACTAGAAGATACCGTACAAGATGATATCGAGCGATGGTTGCCATATGTGACATTAATTGACATAGAAACAGAGCTATCAGCGGATATGCATTCATTAACTGTTCGGTTATATTTCCAGATAACTTCTATAGGCGCAAATGTTGTAATTAATATTTTAGCTAATGAAAATGCATTTCAAGTAACAAATATATCACAAGACACGGAATTACAACAAGTGGGCTCATTCGGAGCTGCTGCAGCATTTGATACTGGGCTAGGAGGCTCATACTAAAGAATTAAAAGAGAAAGGTTAACTTATGGCAGACTTAGTTAAAAAAGATGTGAAATACTTAAATAAGGATTTTGCTCAGTTTAGACAGAATTTAATAAACTTTGCAAAGAATTATTTTCCGGACACATATCAAGATTTTAACGAATCTTCGCCCGGGATGATGTTCATGGAAATGTCATCATATGTAGGCGATGTATTATCATATTATACTGACACGTCCTTTAAAGAATCGTTATTATCGACTGCTGAAGAGTCGTCTAACATATTAATGTTATCGCAGTTATTTGGCCATAAGCCAAGATTAAATGCGCCGGCAACATGCAATTTAGATGTATTCCAACTAGTGCCGGCAACAGTGACAGGCGGTGACGCGGCACCGGATATGGCATATGCCTTAACAGTCGCATCTGGCCTATTAGTATCGGATGAGAATGGGACGGAATTTCATACTGAGGAGTCAATTGATTTCAATCATGATCCGGAAATTACAGTATATGAAATTGATGGTAGTGGTAATGTTGCTAGATATCTTCTTAAGAAACGCGTGAAGATAATTTCGGGCGCTGTTAAAACGTCGACATTTAGTTTTGTGGACCCTAAGCCATATGACAAAATCATTTTACCGGATACTAATATTATTGATGTTATTAGTATTACCGACTCTGCTAACAATAACTGGTTAGAAGTAGATTATCTAGCACAGGATACTGTCTTCGAAGATATTGCTAATATTCCTTTTAATGACCCAGAGTTATCTGCCTATAGGTCGACGGTGCCATATATCCTAAAATTAAAAAAGACAGCTAGGAGGTTTATATCACGAGTGCGTGATGATGGCCGAATCGAATTATGCTTTGGGTCCGGCGTTTCTTCTGATGCTGATGAAGAAATTATACCTAATCCTAAAAATGTAGGACATGGATTAGAATATTTAAGACGTACTACAACGTCGACGGTTGATCCGACCAATTTTTTATATACTAGTACATATGGAATAGCGCCATCCAATACTACATTAACTGTTACATATTCGGTAGGAGGTAGTCTAGAAGAAAATGTAGGCGTACATTCTATAGTAAATATTACTAATGTAACATACTTAAACGAGACAGGTACAATTAACCTAGATGATACAAAAGAGTCATTAGCAGTTACTAATAGCGAGCCTGCATTAGGCGGTCGCGGCAAACAACACCTCGAGGGAATTCGACAGAATGCCATGGCATCTTTTGCAGCACAAAATAGAGCCATTACTAGAGAAGATTATATTGCACGTGTGTATTCAATGCCATCTAAATTTGGAGCGATTTCAAAGGCATATATTGTAGGCGATACTCAGATAAATACTACAGATAAAACATATCCGGCCGAGACGATTGCTAACCAGTATGCATTAAATTTATATATTCTTGCACAAGATGCAACGGGCTGCTTTACAGAAGCAAACCAAGCTTTATTAGAAAATCTAAGGACATATATATCACAATATAGAATGTTAACAGATGCACTTAATATAAAGGCTGCATTTATTATTAATTTAGGTATTAATTTTGAAGTAATCCCTAAACCTAATTATAATTCAAATGAAATAGTATTGAAGTGTGTTAGTAGATTAAAGACGTTATTACATCGTGATAGAATGCAGATTAATGGAGCATTAAATATATCGTCCATCATATCGGATCTAGATGGACTAGAAGGAGTACAGAGTATACCAACATTAGAATTTGTTAATATGCATAAAGCCAGTTCCGGATATTCTGGTAACGAGTATCAGATGAATGGAGCTGTTAAGAATAACATATTATATCCATCATTAGATCCAAGTATTTTTGAAATAAAATATCCTGATGGTGATATTAAAGGAAGGGCCATAAGGCCATAAGGGGTAAATTATGTATAGAATATTTTACGCAGAAAAAGATACAACATTATATGAAAAATATCCGGAGCAAAATACCGGCATTGATCAAATATTAGAACTGACAAAAGTAACATCGGCGTCACGCATGGACGGAGTTATTCAAGCCAATTCTTATAATAGTCGCATCTTATTAGATTTCGGAACTGAAATAACAACATTATCGCAGTCAATTGCTGATGGTAATATTCCAATGCCAGAAGATCATATTATGTCATCATCAGTTTATTTAAATCTACATGCTTCCGATGCATCTGACTTATTGCAAACGTATACAATTATTGCCGCGCCGGTATCAGAATCATGGAGTAATGGCAATGGTACTTTGAGCGATTTGCCAAAATCAAAGATTGGTGCATCGTGGTATAATAGAACAGGAGATGCATTTGCGCTAGGTGCAACTGCATGGAATACAGGCTCACATAACGCTGGCGAGCTAGGCAATGGCGTGACAGAACAATATGGCGGCGGTTCATATATATTGTCCGGCATCGATGGAAGCTACGGCACACAGACATTTACAAACCAATCTCCGGACGTCAGAATGGATGTTACAGATATTGTTCGAGGGTGGATTAAAGGCGACCGGCCTAATCACGGATTTCTAATCAAACGTCCTTCTGCAGATGAGCGATCTGGTGAAATATTGGGTTTGTTAAAGTTCTTTGGCAGAGAATCTCATACTATATTTGTTCCGAGATTAGAAGTTGGGTGGGATGATTTAGGTAGTACCGGTGGATTGGCGCAAATAACATCTAATACCTATATTCCATATATTAAAAATATAAAACCAGAATATAGAAAATGGGAAATTGCTAACCTTAGAATAGGAGTACGGCCGGAATTTCCGACAAAGACATTCCAGACATCTTCATTTTATATGACGGATGAGATTCTTCCTGTTTCGAGTTCATATTCAATTATCGATTCGGTAACAAACGAAACTATAATTCCATTTACAGAAATTAATAATAATTTTAGTAATTCAAAAACTAAAATAAGTAGTGATGGAAATGGAAGTTATTTTAAATTAAGAATGGACAACTTTATGCCGGAAAGGTATTATAAAATAATGTTAAAGTGCGAACGGACGACAGATGTACAAACATTTGATGACTTTTATTTTAAGGTAGTGAACTAATATGGCTAATATAGATAAGAAAGGTAATAATAGGTATACGCATGCCGCATCGCCGGAAGACGTGGTAAATGAAATCGACAACAATAATGTCGTTTTAAACATCCTTAAGGACGAATTTCCAGATGACCCCTTCTTTGCACAAGATATGCTAGGCCCCTTGTCCCCAGATAGCCAAGCTTTAGATAGTGTTGAGGACATTCCTAGTATATTGTCACCAGCAGAACGTAACACAAAAAATGTTCTAGAATTGTCGACGGAACGAGATGAATATGCAAAATATGAATTAGCTAAAACATTCCCGACAATTGATGAAGATATATTAGATGATATAATTGATGATGAGTGGAATTACTTTGAAGATTCAGATGGCGACGCTACAGTATCAGTAGAGGTGATTAAACCATCTGGCCTTTTTCTTGTAAATTCGGATGTAGATATACGCGACATGCATGATTTATATATCGATCGCGGTCCGCAAACTATCGAAGAAAATGATATTGATATCGCCAATAGAGTTTTTTGTGTATTCTTTATACGAAATGGAATTGCATATGTAATTCCAACATATAAAACATTAGAAGTAATGCTAGTCCAAAGAGGATTGACATACGGTGCTGTTATCGAAGCCACTCCAGACCAAGCTAAAGAATTTGACTTGGCAATTGACGGCAAAGGCGACGAGGAATTTCTTAGTGAGAGCTCTCCATTAGGTGAATTTCGGAGCCGGTCATATCCAGTACTTGACAGCAATTGGAATTACAAAATACGATTCAAAAGTGGATATGTGCCAAAGGCGCCATTTGTAAGAGATCCTGGCGATTACATTAAGCCAGAGAGTATGCGATCGCTTGATGGCAGACGGCCTATAGATGAAGATGGCAACCCATTGCCGACGGATATATATGTACTGGAAGATCCTAATGATAGATATTTTGATCAGGCGTTTCAAAAACAAACTTACCGCGAAAAATTACGAGAGAAATTTGAAGGGAAGATGATTGTAGGCGATTGGCCAGTCCCATATAAGATCTCACAAGTTTCTATGGGTACGGATATCGTATCTGATGATGCTGTATTAAATTTACGTATGATGATTAATGGACATTGGAAATTCGTTAATGACGGGTCTGTTATGAAATCATATGCGTACTTAAATGATTACGACATTTCTAGCTTTGTCCAAGGCTCGGGTAGATATGGAACAAATGGCTACATACAATTATTAATAGACGCGGGAGGATGTACGGTTGTACAAGCCGGTGACGGGAATTCTAGACAGAATGATGTGTTAGTAGGCGATTCGGATATAGCAAATGAAGTAGAGCCATTATGGAATGCCTTTCCCCATATAATAGAAGCAGATGACGACAACTTTCCGGGAGTAGATAAGTTTGAGTATCAAGAATACGTAGACCACTTTTCTAATGGAGGCGATCCATTTGGGATCGGACATTTACAGCCATATGAGCCTGCAGGGTCTATTAAATATTACCACAAACAACAATATCAAGATCTTGTAGCACAAGCTATCTTGCAAGGCCAGATCAATGTCATTAAGGAGCAAATATATGAAGTTTGGCCGGAAGTGGCTGCCTCGATACAAAATACAAAAATACAATTCGATGCATTGCCTAGCAGTACTGATGAGCGGTATGGCCCTCTGAGATCACATGTTAGCAGCACTTTAGGGACTGAGGGACCGTTATATAAAGTAATGAAATCGACGGAAGGTAAATGGAATTTTGTTAAAAAGAAGAACGACGAGCATAAAATAAAAGCTTCCGAAAATCTTTTATTTAAACTTTGTTCAAAAAAATTACGTATAAAAAATTCATTGAATGAAAGTGAAGAACTTAAGTTCGTTGACAATTTTAAATGGATGATAAATGAAGACGGTGAATATGATTTACCTCCATGGAGAAAGATGGCAGATGAAGATGAAGACCTCCCTCTCTGGAGGCAATCTATAACAGACCATCATGATGTGAAGTTCACAGAATTTAGATTAGAGTCGACTACTGCCGATAAAGAAATGATGCAGGTATCCAAGGATATCAATGAGATATACGATGGCATGGGAAGTGTAGATGCCGAAATAATGGCCGCTAGTTCCGTAGAGGAGTTCCAACAACTATTTGAATATATAATATCTGTACGGAATTTATGTAATGACTTAAATGAAAATGGGTTATTCGAAAAAACAGTACTGTTACGTGATAACATTGATCTCTATTTAATAGATCAATTAAAAAGACAGTATGATGCAATACAATATTTGAGAAAGAAAGTGTATGAAGATACAAATTCGAGGAAGTATGGTATAATTTGGCCTGCAGGACCACAAAACATCTTGAACGAACATGTTCCCGGATGTACGTTTGACAATTACATACCAAAGGTAGATTAATATGGCATTAGATAGATTTTCAAATAAAAAAGAAATACAAGAAACTGATGGGGTTGTACGTGGCATTGTCTGGAACGAAGCAGATTTAGATATCTTACAACTTGATCTAAAAAATGTGATGCCGGAAGAAAGGCCGGTAGTAGAAATACATTTATACACAATCGGATCCGAATCAACGTATATCACCGGCGGTGTGGTTGATGACTTTGAAATTAGAGGCAATAAACTACATATTAATTATGGACAAGCATGTCAATCCCTAGGGATCGAACGTGGGCAGTTTGAAGTTGTTGTTAATGTATATAAAAATTTGCTCGGGTCGGCTGCTGGACCAGACCTTTATATTAAAGAAATATCTGATGACCGGCAAGAGGTTTGGATAAAAGCGTTGCCAAACACAGAGTTGGATGTTGAGGGGTATATCGACAGTTTTGGTAGCGGCGAATATATTGAAAAGGTATACGAAACAAAATTAGATGGTAATGGCAAGGAGACCTCAGTATTAGATGAATCCGGAAATCCAATAATACTTAGTACTAGAGAACGACCGCTGTCTGATGATTTAGCAGTTAATTTAGGCAATAATAAGATTTATAAAATTATTAACCAAAAAGATTGGCATGGTGAAAATGATTTTGTAGTTAGATTATATGCACCATTGCCTGATGATATTGTTGCGAAACAAAAATTATGGACGATAGAGCAATTATCTGATGCATATATAGATAATATCAACCTATCAGGGCCAGGTCCGGAAGTCGAAATACCACATAGCCTCCGCGGGCCTAATTTTAACATAGACACAACGAGAGGCACTGTAACTGAAACTGATTTTAAATCATGGAATCAATTATTAGATGCAAATACATCAACTTCTCAGCAAATCGTTGATCGAATATTTTCCGGGTCAATGGGACAATCCGTTAATATTGATTATTCCGGGTTTCAAAACTTTATCCATTTTTCATCCGCAACAGAACGGTTAGCTAACTTTAAGTATAAGTTAGGACTAGTAGAATATTATGACGGCCGTATTAGTACGTTAAATGCAGCATCGGGGAGTGATACATCTGCATTGCAAGGCAATGTGGCAGTTAATCAAAAAAGAAAAGATGATGTAGTAGGTAATTTTGATGGATTCGAACGTTGGCTATATAATGACTCAACAAGTAGCTTATTTACATCACAAGATGTTTATTCAGATAATACTAATAAAGATGGCATGTATGTGGCAGAAGGCGGTTTCTTGGGCGCGCAACCATATCGTTTGACATCATATCCGAAGTACCTATCTGGAAGCAAGTATTATTTACATTCATCGACTAGTGATATTGGGGAGGCTTGGTATACTGGATGGCATACGTCGGCATCATTTTATGATAACGAAAACAATAATTCATTGTCTAGATCTATACCAGAACATATTAGACTAGATTCTAATAATAGCGAATATGAATTATTTGTAAATATGATAGGACACCACTATGATATTTTATATACACATATTGAAAATTTAACAAAAGTCTATAAACCAGAGGAACATCCTAAATTAGGTCAGAGTAAAGATACATTATACCAAGTTGCTCAATCATTAGGATGGACATTAGAAGATGGAAAACAGGCATCTCAACTATGGCAATATAAATTAGGAGTAGACTCTGGCTCCGGAGCGTTTGCAAACACCGGTGATATGTTTTCCAAGTCTGATGAAGAGATAACAACAGAAGTATGGCGTAGAATAGTTAATAATTTGCCGTATCTACTTAAAACAAAGGGTACTACAAGGTCGGTTAAAGCATTAATGAATACTTATGGTATCCCTCAGACTTTACTAAGCATTAGAGAATATGGCGGGCCAAAGGTTGCCGAAGACGTGCCTACTCTGATTGAAGATAGATTTTCATATGCATTACAAATAGATTCGGGCTCGGGTAATCGTGCAAATATACAATATCAACGAGATTGGTATTCTAGTTCTATAGACAACTGGGGCATGGCTAATAATTATGATTCAACAAATTTAAATGGAATGTCTGCTGAAGAACGTCCGGCTGATACTATTGAGTTTAGATTTAAGCCTAATACAAAGACTACCATGACCATGCTTTCCCATGAAGGCTCGTCAGCAGACAACGTACATTGGAATTTAGGAGTGCAATATACTGGGTCTTACTCCGGAAGTGATTCATATGGAAGATTATTTTTCCAGATGAGGACATATGGAGGAGATGATGGCGGATCGCATGCTACAAATAACACTACAAATGAATTTACAGATTGGGTACCATTGTATGATGGAGAGTTTTGGAACGTACGATTGTGGACAGAATTTCCATTTGTAACGTCTAGTTTTGGAACCGGGAATGCTAAGACCGTCCCTAACATCTATTTTCAGACACAAAAAGCTTCAGATTATATATCCGATAAAATAATACATCGAACATCTGGTTCACTTTACCCGGGGTCTGGATCGAGTGTTGCTAATGGAGAAAATGTTAGAAAGGGTTGGGCCGATGCTAATGGCACCAGATGGTTAGCATTGGGCGGAAGTACCGGGAGTGGTTTATTAACTCCAATCGCGGCCGGAGGATATCATGGGGAAATCCAAGAATATAGAGAATGGATGGAAGTATTAGATCAAAAAACATTTAATTTACATACTACAAATCCAACATCATATGTGTCTAGTTTATCTGCCACATCATCATATGATACATTAGTAAGACATTATCCATTTGGAACTGATATGAACGCTGTCGACCATAATGCCGGAGGTGGATTATTTATAACATCGAGTCATCCAAATTCTACAATATCAGATTTTTCTCCTCCGTATCCTGATGGGGCAAATCAATATGCGTCAGCATCAGGGTTTATATCCCCATCAAATGCACAAAGAGGTAATTATGCCCCAGTAGAAGAGACTTATTATATTCAGGGAGTGTCATTAGGTGGCAGCGTACCTAGATCACAAAAGATTAGACTCGAGTCAAATGAATTAGTACGTCGGCTCTCTCCAAATGCGTCGGCTGAAAAGTCAAGATTCGATCGCGCGTCAGTTGATACAAATCGAGTTGGCCTATTTTATTCAGCCGCGGACCAAATTAATAAAGAAATTTTTAATCATATAGGCGATGTTGCATTAGATGACTATGTAGGCGATCCGGACCATGAGATAGTATCAGAGTATCCAGATTTATCTAATTTTTCGAAAGAGTACTGGAAAAAGTATTCGGATAGAAATGACATAAATGCTTATTTGAGAATATTTAGTCAATTTGATTTTGCATTATTTAATCAGATAGAACAATTATTACCAGAGCGGGTCGATAATGTGATGGGACTATTAATTGAGCCGCATGCGTTAGAAAGAGCTAAGGTGAAATTAACAAATAGGCCTTCACTCGAGTCATTACACTATGATGGTATAGTGCCGGAACCAATTAAAGTCGTCAGCGGCGATGTACGGTTTTTATCAGCTAGTATTGATATGCCACATAAATATACAACTGCGGTCCAAGTGTTTAATATAGGAGATAGTGGATATTCAGATACAGGAAATCATATTGCCAATCTCGCCGGCGAAAATGGAGGTCTCCCGGGAGGAGATCCATATACAGCAACGGTTTACAAACATATATATAGTATCCGCCCATACCAATTTGCATCAGCATCTGCTGCAAACCTAGGTTTAGCATCTGAGATAACAGGCACATTGTCTCCATTGACATATTCGCCGTTTGGTAGTATAATATTAGACCAACGTGTGAGTAATATTTTTAAGTTAGTAAAATATTATTATGGCACCGGATCTGCTACTTCAAAATATGAAAAAAACAAACAACAGGCAGTTAGTCAGAGTTTAGGATTATCGTATAGCCAAAGCCTCGAAGATGTTGGGTATAGGGACGATTTTTTCCAAATGACAGAGAACCAACGATATACTGGATGCAAATTAACAGGCCCAGGCATTAATGTTTCGACGACAGTAAATGGAATCAACCAAGGACCAGTAATTGAGGTGTTCGCGACTAACCCAAACACCTTAGTATTTAATAGTGCGCCGAATGCACAAAATCCGGGCAATTTAGAAGTTAGATAAATTCATGCATAAGCATATTTATTAAAAAGATAGGAATAACTATGGGATACTTAAATAATTCAACGATTACAGTTGATGCCATTCTTACTAAAAAAGGAAGAGAACTTTTAGCGAGAGGCAGGGATGAATTCAAAATTACACAATTTGCTTTGGCAGATGATGAAGTAGATTATGATTTATATAATCCTGATCATCCGTTGGGCAATGCATATTATGGCGCTGCTATAGAAAATATGCCGATTGTAGAGGCATTAGCAGACGAAACTCAAATGTTAAAATATAAATTAGTAACATTGCCAAAAGGTACTGCACGTATACCGGTCGTAAGTGTTGGCCAAACAACAATTGAATTGCAGTCAAATGAGAGTGTTACAATTACACCACAAACAGTTAACTTCCAAGGAGGGAATAGACGATTTGGCTACACCGCAATTTTATCAGATTCAGATGTTGCTGAAATTGTTGCAGTAAGAGGCGTAAGAGATCAAGCAGCATCTGTACCGCAGTTTATAGGTGACTCAGAGGCAGCACAAAGTATTACAGTTTCCGGCGTCCAATTTGAAATAACTGCAAAAGAATTATTAACCGCTGATAGGTCAATTACAATATTATTTATAGGCAATGAGACTGGCGGAAGAGCATCAGTTACATTGACAGTTAAAAAAGTTGAAATAGCTACTACAGGACTAACAGCAGGATAACAGGAAAATAAATTATGGCAATAAATAACAGAGGACCAGTCGCATTTAACAGATCAACAAATCCGGTCGCGGCGACTGGCCAGGTTGAGGCATTAGCAAGGCAATTGGCTGATCAGATTATACGAGAACGTGAGCAAGCGAGGGCACGACAACGGTTAGGAAGAATATTTACTAGTTTCGATCCTACCGATGACATATTGCCTAATAATGTTGAAATAGTGACGCGTGGCCTATTCGCCGGAAACACCGGTAGTTTAACTTCAATGTTTTTGAACTCAAATTTGACCGCAACACAACAAACATATTTCCAAGATATATATTCAACCGGCGATCCGGCGGATGATACCAATGCCAACCCTGAGTTATCAGTTGCATATGGACACTACGGAGGATCTGGGTCAATTGATACTACAGGCAATTTAAATAATGATACGCCTACGAGAGCAATATATAAACAATATGCCCAATTATTACTATCTCCATTAGATAAGAAATTTACATTTAATGGCAGTGATTCCGATAGTATTTATGTATTAAATTTTAATAGGGCTAGATACAGAGAAAAGTTGGACCCAGGAAATTTTGAATTATCATTAGCACAATTATCTGGCTCAATGGCGTCTAGTGTTGTTGGCAATGAGGGGCACACCGGATCGGCAGTTCAAGTCTCCGGCACGGGGCATTATGTACAAGTCATTGACGACTCTTCATTGACATCAGGAGGAAGTATTTCAGAAGGCGGACTAGTTTATAATTTAATCTCTGGTTCAATTGATAATGGCACTGTTATTCATAATGCCGGGAACCCAACATATTTTGGATTATTGTATCCACAACATGGTATTGCAGTGTTAAATGCAGATCAATTGAATAAGAAGCGCGCGAATGGTGGAGTTAATTTTGATAGTGTTTCAGGCTCATTAATACAAGGCGCAAATGCCATTAAGTTATTTAGGTCATTGTCCGGATCTCATGTGTTAACTCCGTCTGCTGTAACCGGCGGCATCCAATCTAGATCATCTGAGCAAGTTAAATCAACATATTACTTTGTTAGAGTTAAGAATGCAGAATATAATTATTCAAATAACCCATCGTTTGTGACAGGCACATTAGGACAATTATTTTACAATACAATGATTAATGACCCTCAAGTATATATAACAACTGTTGGATTATATAATACAAGAAAGGAGCTATTAGCAACAGCAAAATTATCTCAGCCATTATTAAAAAATTATACACGAGAAGCTCTTATAAAAATTAAATTAGACTTCTAATTAAAAATTAGTAAGATGACATGCCAATCATACCGTCAGTATTTCAGCCAATTCGAGCAAATGACTTTCAGCAACGCGCTATAAAGACTTATAAGCGGTATACGGTAACTTCGACTAATTTTTCAAACGCAATTGGATATTTTCGCCATGATGCAATTTTTCGTAAAATAACTCCGCACATTTTTTCAGGCACGGGACAGGGCGTTGATGGCCAATTGTTCCCGGTTAATGTCGATGATGATACTAACAAACATGTTATTTGGAATGGTATAGACCATAAATATTATCGTAATAATAATCCGGCGCAGTCAGCGGATTTTTTAGACATTGAGTTGCAAAAAAGATTTTTAGGGCATTCTGCTTCAATATTTACTGCACCATATGGGCAAGTAGGCGAAAAAATAAAACATGGCACATTTAAAGTGACATCGTCGTTTGGTACTACTACAATTAATTTAGCGGATGACGGCAACGGAAATTTATATGATACGGCAATTAACTCGACCACATTTGCATCATCGAGTAATAATTTCTTTTATATGTCATTTAATGGCCTATATCAGAAATTCCTTAATTATGATACCATGGGGCTACATTCCGGGAGTATTGAATATCAATTAAATCATGTTAATAAAGCAGCATCAATTAATGGCGGAGTTACTATAGTCCCAGGAATTGACACGACGGGCGACTATATAAAACCGTCCGGACTTGCCGCATATCTTGATGATTTACAATATATACGTATACCACAAGATAATAAATTTGATAGATTTGGTAGATGCGACGATTGGACAATATCATTCTGGTATTGTTCTAGGAATAATGCTGTTATTATTAATAAAGATATTATAACAAAATATGCTATTAAGACAGAGCAATACCTAGATAGCATTGATGGCAAACGAAAAACACATGATATAATACAGCCTAGGACTGGCCTCCGAACACCAAATTCATTCGATAAAATTAAAACTCCATTTGTTATAGGAGCGGACCGGATTCCCAACCAAACTAAATTTTATTTTCAAGCATCAGATGGGTCAGACTCGTTATTCATATCATCATCGTATGTAACAAGCCACCCAAATGCATGGAATCATATTGCAGTTAGAAATAAAAGTCAAGTATGTGAAATGTTTATAAATGGCTCTTCTATAGGCAATCTGTCTGGCTCAATACCACCGGGAATTACAGCGAATGCAGCCGATATTATAATTGGAGTAGCAGATGGCACCTCAATCGACAAAGAAGTCGATTATGAAGTTGCAGAAATTAGAATGTATGATTATGCAGTAGATGCAACTGGATTATTATCATTAGCAAATGGTCATCATTCGTCAGGCTCTTTATATCAAACAAATATTGCCGGCAATGTATTTTATAAAAACGGCCAGGCAGTAGTTTCATCACCACTACCAAAATATAATACCGGGTCAGGCGTATTTGGAAACACTTGGAATTTAGAGTACCGTGGTACTCATACATTATATGAAAACGAATGTTTAGTCCGTGTGCCAAAAGATCAATTCAATGTCACAATGAACCCATCATCAACGTATCGTCCTGTAACAGTTGGCGTCCCATGTGAGCCGAATGAAGCTAATATGCCTCCTGGCGAATTAAGAAAAAGTTTATTTGTATCAGGAACATTGAAACCTTATATAACATCAATAGGGTTATATAATGAGCATGCCGAAATGGTGGCCGCGGCGAAATTAGCACAGCCCATCCAAAAAAATCCAGATGTGGACATGAACTTCGTTGTTCGTTGGGACTATTAATATTTATATTAAATAAGGAACTAGTTATGGCATGGAGATCGAAATCTAAATTACGTGCGAACGCAATTAAACATGGTTACAGGAGTGGATTTGAACATACAGTATCAGATCAACTTAAGGAAAATAAAATTAAATTTGGGTATGAAGATACGGTCATAGGCTATATCAAGCCGGAGACTAAACATACATACACGATTGATTTTACATTACCAAATGGTATATTAGTAGAAACGAAAGGTAGATGGGTTCTAGAAGATCGTAAAAAACATCTACTAATAAAACAGCAAAAACCGGAATTGGATATACGAATGGTATTCCAATCAGCTAATACAAAAATTAGAAAGGGTTCGAAGACAACATATGGAATGTTCTGCGATAAGCATGACATACCATGGGCGGAGAAGACTATACCGAAAAGTTGGTTAAACGAGAAAAAAAGCTCGTAAAATATTTGCCTTTACGAAGTTTTTATAATATATTCATATTATATAAATTTTTATTGAATGTATTTAATAAAACATTATTATTGAAAGTAATGAAATGATAATGAAATAAGTATAATTAATTAATTCGCAAATGAGCAAATTCGCTGTTATAACTCTTCTTGAATCTGTAATGGGTCGTGGTAAAATCAACTCAAATGATAATATTGCATTTCATTGCCCTCTTTGTCACCATGATAAAAAGAAGATGGAAGTTAATATCGTTACACAATATTGGCATTGTTGGGTATGTAATGCTGCTGGGAGGAAATTACCGGTATTATTTCGTAAACTAAATGTCCAGCGAGAAAAGATCGCTAAACTAGTTGAACTATTAGATGATGTAGAATATAGGCCTAGCAAAACAACTACAGATACACCTGTATTACAATTGCCCGAAGGATATAGGCCATTATGGGAATTACAGGAGATGAGTCCCGAGTATAGAAATGCTATACACTACCTTAAGGGCCGGGGCATTGGCATTCATGATATCTTAAAATATAGAATTGGATATTGTAGGAAAGGTCTTTATAAAGGCAAGATTATCATTCCTAGTCATGATGCTAATGGAAGTTTAAATTATTTTGTAGCACGTGCGTATTATTTAGAGGATAAATATAAACATAAAAACCCACCAGCATCGAAAGATATTGTAGGATTTGAATTACATATTAATTGGAATATGCCTATTATATTAGTAGAAGGCGCATTTGATGCAATTACAATAAAACGGAATGCAATTCCTTTATTCGGCAAGACGATCTCAAATACATTGAAACGACGAATTGTAGAAAAGGGCGTACGGAAAATTTATATATGCTTAGATCTAGATGCACGTAAACAGGCGCTAGAGACAGCACAATATTTTATAGCAAATGGGCTGGATGTATACTTCGTCGACATTACAGGGAAAGATCCTAATGACTTAGGATTTGAAAAAATAACGGGTATATTAAATATGACAGAAAAAATGACTGATATGGAACTTATGGAACAGAGGATACTATGCGCACTATAGATATTGGAATTGATACAATAGACAAGATATATCACATTGCTGATGTACATGTTAGAAATGTCACACGACATAAAGAATATAGACTAGTCTTTAACAGATTATATTCGTATATCAAAAAAACTAAAACTAAGAATTCTTTAATATACGTAGCCGGAGATATCGTGCACGCAAAAACAGATATGTCTCCGGAACTAGTACATGTAGTGTCGGAATTCTTTAAAAATCTAGCAGATTTGGCACCTACTATTATTATCATGGGCAATCATGATTGTAACCTAAATAATAGTTATCGCCTAGATGCCCTTAGTCCGATCGTTAAAGCCTTAAATCATCAAAGGCTACACTATCTTAAAGACAATGGTATATATTGTATTTCCGGAGTACACTTTAACGTAATGTCGGTGTGTGACAAGCCAGTAGATTATATTAGAGCTGATAGTTTTGATGGAGATTATAAAATTGCATTGCACCATGGATCGGTCCACAATGCCTCCACGGACGCCGGCTTTACTTTAAGTAACACCCATGTAACTACGACTATGTTCGATGGACATGACTTAGTATTATTAGGAGATATTCATAAGCCGCAATATTTAAATGATGAAAAGACTATAGCATATGCTGGGTCATTGATTCAACAAAACCATGGAGAAGCATTAGGCCATGGCATTATGGTATGGGACTTGGCATCTAAGGCATGTGAGTTTGTCGACATTCCAAACGACTATGGATATTATACATATCATATTGAGAATGGCAAGATAATGAACCCTAGTGATGCAGTGCCATTACGTCCTAGATTAAGACTAAAAATAAAGGATACAGACTCAGCAACTGTTAAGGAACTAGTTGCAAAAATTAAATCACAACATAAAGTCCAGGATATATCAATTCAGAGAATTAATGGACTAAATACCACTGATTCAAAAAAGAAAATTAATTTTGGTAATATACGAGATGTGGAATGGCAAAATAAGGTCATTACCGAGTATCTAACAGCTGAGTATGCATTAGATGATAAATTATTAGACACCATACGACATATAAATCGTACAGTACATAGTAAGTTGCCAGTAAACCCATTAACGAGAAATATAACATGGATGCCAAAGAAGTTTGAATTCTCTAATATGTTTAGTTATGGAGAAAATAATTCAATCGACTTTACAAACATGCATGGACTTTATGGTATATTTGCTCCTAATGCAGCTGGCAAGTCCACTCTGTTGGATGCACTATCATTTTGCTGTTTTGACAAATGTTCTAGAACAAAGAAAGCAAAGCATGTACTAAATAATAAAAAATCTAGATTTGATTGTAAGTTTGAATTTGAATTAGGGAAGTACAATTACTTTATCGAACGGAAAGCAAAGCGGCATTCAAATGGCCATGTTAAAGTCAATGTAAATTTTTGGAGAGTAGATGCATCTGGGAACGAAGAGAACCTCAATGGGGACCAAAGAGATTCAACAAACAAAAGTATACAGCAATATTTAGGTACATATGATGACTTTGTATTGACAGCATTGTCATTGCAAAACAACAACACCGGATTTATTGATAAGAGTCAACGAGAACGTAAGGAATTATTGTCCCAATTCTTAGACATCGATATATTCGAACAACAGTATCAGATTGGACATGATGAAATAAAAGATACTGCGGCATTAATTAGAGAATATAAAAGAAAAGATTTTTCAACCGGCCTTGCATCATCTAAAGATATAATTAGTCAATATACGGGCTCATATGAACAAATGAAAGTTGATAAGGTAGAGCATGATGAAATGAAGACTAGCCTCAATGATATTATTTTCACTATGACCACGGAATTAAAGAAAGTTGATGCCACATTAGACTCGGTAGAAGATGTGAAATCTGAAATTGAAAGAATGGAAGGTGAGTTGCAAGAAGTAGTTGCAAATAGAAATACTCAAAAAGAAATGATCGTCGAACAGAAGGACATCATAAAAGAAACCGAACAGAAAATAAATAAAGTCGATGAAAAGGCATTACAACATGCATTGATTGAATTGAAGGACTATAAAGATACTGTTATAAAATTAAATAACGATTTAAAATTAAAACAGCTAAAAATTCAACATGCCCAAAAGATAGTATCTAAATTAGATAAACATGCATGGGATGAGAATTGTAGTTTCTGTATGGCCAATCCTTGGTTACATGAAACTAAACAAGTTGCAGACCTGTTGCCAAAGTTAATTGACGAAGAACAGGTTATAGAATTTGATATTAAGCATTTTGAAGATGGTATTGCAAAGGTAGAGTATGAAGATATGCCAAAGGAAAAGTTAAAATTATTAGGAAAATTAAAAGCCAAGGCAACCGACTTGGATAGAACATTAAATAATCTAGAAAGAGAACTTGAACAATTCAAATGGAAACTTCATAAATGTCGTGAAGACATAAAAACAAGTAAATTAGAACTAAAAAAATCATTAAAACAAAAATCTGACTTAGAATTTAATAAAAATAAGAATGCCGAGATACAGGAAATTCGAGATGAAATTTCTACCGTTAATATAGATATTAGCGAGTTTGATTCGAAATTATTAACGTTATCTGGCAAGCTAAAATTGGCAGAAAAGACGAAACAAGATGCCCAAGGCGGCATAGATAGATTAAAAGAACTAGAACAACAGTACCAAGGATATGAATATTATCAAAAAGCTGTTAACAGAGACGGAGTCCCATATCATTTAATAACAAAGGCGCTTCCTCAAATTGAATCTGAAATTAATAATATTCTTAACCAAGTAGTAGAGTTTACAATCGTATTACATACAGATGGCAAAAATATAAATGCTCATATTGTTTATGATGATGATAATTATTGGCCATTAGAATTGACGTCCGGAATGGAAAAGTTTATTTCATCATTAGCAATTAGGACTTCATTGATTAATGTATCAAATTTACCAAGACCAAATTTCTTAGCAATAGATGAGGGATTTGGAGTATTAGATTCAAATAACCTTAATTCAATGTTTATGTTATTTGAATATCTTAAGTCACAATTTGGGTTTTTGTTATGTATTTCCCATATCGATTCCATGCGTGACATTGTAGATAAATTAGTAGAAATAAAGAAAGTTAACGGATACTCTGAAATTAACTTTACCTGATATTTATTATAAATAAAGGATATGTTATATGCCCGCAGGAACATGGAATCTAGGTCGATTACGAAAACATGCTGAATATGTAGGTCTTAAAGATCTAGGTATATCAATAATAGATACGACTGCCGATGCAGATCAATACTTTAATGTAGCAGAATTTCCTACTACATTGACGGGAGGTAAAAACCTCTTTAAACTCAGGGCAAATGCAGCAACATTAGTCAAAAATTCTAAAATACATATTGAAGTTCTAGATTCCAACGGCGACCCAATTTACAACGAGCCTATTAGTTATTTAGAGTCTGATGGTACTCGAGTAATTGCGATATATATTTATCCGGATACACCATATGGTACGGCCACGGTATATCTAGCAGGTCGAGCAATGATCGGCCCCAATGGCCGCAAATTAAGAGCCAGTCAAGATGTAAATGACCCAGATTATTTCAACTTCCCAAATACATTATGGTCACGTACTATTCCATGTGCCCCATCTCGGTATAATACATCTGAAATTATATTTACGAGAAAGCCTAAAGTAACACTAACAGAAATTGTACAGCCATATCTGCAGCCACAAAATTTAACAAATGTTGCAACACAAAGTTTTGCAACCGGCACATGTATAATTAAGCCGAAGCCGTCAGCGATGACAACAACAGCTGTACAGTTAAATATCCAGGGCGACCCAGCACCGGCTGCGTTCCAAGGCGATGTTGCATCAAATACACCGGCGCCATACCTAGGTACGCAGATAATACCATCACCATCAGCATTAGCGTTAGCTGACGCCGGCGGAATAGATGAAGTTGTGGCAAATGGGACATTTGATATAGCACTTGGACCAGTTACCGCAACAACAACGAATATCATAACTGCATTAGACGAATCAATATTCGAGACGTCAGACGCATTTTTTACAACCGATATTGGCACCGGCGACGTTATTACAGTTGTGAACCCACAGGTTCAGCCGACACAAAATGGCGCCCTATTAAATTCTAATACACAGCTAGTTCCTGGCACACAACACAACGAAGGAGTGAATTCGGCCATAGCGAATAATATATATTCATTATCCGGATCATACCACTTTGTCATTAGTAGTGTTATTACAACAAAAAAGGCCAATGTAATACTAATACCAGAGCCTGCAGGATTCAAAAACATATCAGATGCTAATACAGGGGGAAAGTGGCAAGTAGAACTTAACTCAGCTGATGGGGTCGGTCAGATAATTGACGAAGTACAGCCAACATCTAATTATACATGTAGTTTCACATTACCATTTGTGTATTCAACGACAGAGCAGTCTCAGTCATTTGCAGAAATAAAGATTGCAGATATAGAACCGGCAACCGGCGATGTTTATAAACTAAGGACATATTACAAAGCTGGAGGAGCGTTCGGCGATTTTATTGACGCCGGCGAAACAGTAATAGAACAATTAGAACTTCTAGAAGATATTAATGCATTTGAAGGAACTCCATTGGATGGTGCCCAATATAATAGAATAGGGGTCTTTACTAGCTTAACAGATTACCAGACATATTGGACGTCTAGTCAAGGAGCTATACCACCAACAATTGGCATTACAGAATCATTTGAGCCAGATGATATGATGAGTGGTATACGACTAACGCCATCTGGCAACTACGGCGCAGATGACTTTGGTTATATTAAAATTAAAAATGCCTATAGGCCTACTCTAGCAAAAAATACACAATACATATTAGCAATAAATGCTTTCGCAGACCTCGCCTTTACATCAACAGACCCAAATGTTACTGATACGCCCCAATTGGATATATATATCTCCGGCAGCCAAGGAAACATTAACGTCGACGGCTTAACTTTAAATGCAAATATAACGTCGCCATTTGATATATATGAAGATTCCTTGCAAGGCAATTTTGCAGACGATGGAGCATTTGGTATCCGGATCGGGTCAATACAAGCACCCCCTCAAATAGACGACCCTAATTACCCGGCCATTTTTAGATTTGAAAGTCTATCAGACCAGATAGTTGATTTAATCATTGTCCAACGAAATGGACGATTTAATATAGGCAATATAAGTGTAAAGACATTCAACGAATCTAAATTTACACCGAACTTTACTAGAGTCAATACACGTATCCCGACTCAGTTTTTAAAAACGCCGTTAACATTTAAGATAGTATTTTATGATAAATTAAGTAATCAGGCAGACACTGAAGCAGTAATATACCCTGTCACATTTACGGGAGAAAACACCG